TTAAAGCCCAAGCCGGGAATTCAACATAGAAACCTGGTCGCCGTTCATTTCTTCTATCCATGTACTATAAACGTCGTACACCATTTGCGCGTTTTCATGCCCCATCTGATTGGCTATAAAAGACGGGTTTGCGCCAGCCGTCAGGAGCCAGCAGGCAAAAGTATGCCGCGTATGGTACGGATTCCTGCGGCGAATGCCAGCGCGTTTTACTGCAGCTTCCCATCTGCTGCCTATGCTGCTGTGCGAGTAGCAGGGTTTTTGCTCGCCTTTCCGTCTCCGTGGCATGAAAACAAATCGCAAATTCTGTTCCTCGCTTGAGCCGTATTCCCTGTGGTGAAACGTGATAGTGGATACCGGATGTCCAGCTGTCAGTTCATGCTGCGCTTTCAGCGCGTCCAGGGCAGGGCCGAGCAATTGTATCGTCCGGTTTCCTGCCGCTGTTTTTGGTGGGCCGAACATGCCGTTTGCTGTCAGATTCCGGCAAACGTGTATCACGCCCTTATCCAGATCGACATCTTCCCATGCCAGAGCCGCCAGCTCACCATGCCGCACACCAGAATAGACGGCGAATTTCCACATGTTCTGGCTTTGGCCTCGTTCGCTTGCCATGAGGGCTGCAAATTCCTCTCTTGTAAGTGGGTCAGGCTTAACCCTTGTTTTACGCAGGCTTTTTACGCTCTCAAATGGTTTATGTTGGATAAAACCCGACATGTACGCAAAATTAAGAATTGAGCACAGTAAAGAAACATAATTGTTGACAGTCGAAACTGTTCTGCCTTTTTTATTTTTACGCTTGTTTTTTGAATAGAAGGTTTCTCCTGTTAGCAATTCGTTTCTACAATTAAGAACGTCACTATATCCAATAGCAGTGAGCATAGTGTTTCCGTTCATGATTTTTATTATTGTATCAACCTGGGATTTTGTTTTCTTTAGAGTATTGGCGCTGATTTCAGTTTCTTTAATTTTAAGCCACAGTTCACACAGTTCATGAAATGTGCTCACCTGTAACGTGGTGTTAATCGCTACTGCCTTTTTGGATGAGGGGAATCGACGCCCGTAATCAAATTCCCCCATGTTTATTTCGCTGGTAATTACCGCTCTTAAGTTACCAGCTTTTTTTATGTTTGCGGGGCTTACAATCCACCCCTTTAACACTTCGCGGCAGCGCTTACCTTTATACATAAACCAGACGCATATTCTGTTACCACGAATCTCCACGCCTGTAGGTAGTGTTGCCATTTACGAATCCCGGATAAATTTATTAATTTCCGGATAGTTGTACCAGGTAGTTCCGCGCAAAGTTTTTTCGCCAGAAGGGGAAACTCTTTTGAAGTGAACGCCTTCTATCCAGGCTCCTTGTCGGTAACTTTCAATCTGCCGGGCTCCAAGGCCAGTTCGTGCCATCAGAGCCTTTTCAACCATCCACTCTTCATTAAAAATGATCTGCGCCATATGAACCTCTCTGGCGACATGCCGAGTATAAGCATGCGCGCCGTAGTGGATTGATAATTCGTTATCAGGCGACTTGCCCGGGGAGGGCTCTCAACCGGCGCATGCCGGTCATAGCCGTGGCCACGTAACTCGCTTTACGGTTCACCACCTCCACCCAGACCTTTACTCCTTCAATCTGCACCGTATACGTCTCTTTCATCTGGCTGCGTCCGTAATCGCCGTAACGTTCTACGTGCTTAGCCAGCGCCGCATCGCACGCCTGGCGGCCCAGCGGTGATTGTTTGCTTCGGTTAATCAGTCGCATATTCACCTCACACAAAAACATCGACCGGATCGCCCGCTGCGCGCGCGTTGTCGTTCGCTTCACGGCGGAGGCCGAGAACATAGCCAACGGGATCCCAACTGGACAGAATTGCGTTGAGCTCCTTCTGGCTGTGCCAGGTTTTCATGCGCTTTTTAAGCGCGGTGGCGCAGGCGCGTACGTTCGCTCGTGTGGGGCCGGCCATCTTCATGCACAAGCACAAAGTCAGTAGCAGATCCGAATATTCGTCGGCGGCCGCGCGTAATGCCGCAGGGTCGATGCTGGCTTCCAGCTCGGGTAATTGATGTTTAAGACTCATGCTGTCAGCTCCTCAATTCGTTTGAACTCAATAACCCAAACCCACGGATTGGAATTCCAGGATTCGTCGCCGTAGATTGACGCCCACAGGCGCGCGAACACATCAGCTACACAGTCGCCACTCTTCATGTCGGCGGTACTGCACCCTTCGCGTATCGCATCGCCGTCACAGATGCTCTTCAGTCGTTCAACCCGCACGTTGGTGATTTCCAGAAGAATGCGGCTGGCCCAGCGCGGCATGTGGATAGATGGTCGCCAGCAGCAATGCAGTTCATCATCTGCATCGTAAAACTCTGGCGCTGGCACTCCATCAGCCTTGTAAACGCAGAATTCGTGCTTCTCAAACGGAGTGGGGTCTTTGCAATAGCTATCCATTAGGTCGTAGTCGAACAGTGGCCCCTGAAACGTCTCTCGCACCCAGATGCGATCACCGACGACACCGAACGGACAATGGATTGCGATGTCTTCAATTTTCGGCAACAACAGTCCGTTAAGAGGTCTGCTTAACCACTTACCGGATAAACTTCCGCTTAATGTTGCCTCTGGCTGCGGCTTGATGATTCGCCGGGTCTGCGTCTTCCTGCCGCTCAGCAGCGCCCGCACCATCTCAGCGTTAAAAATCATTCCGCGTTCAGTAATTTTCGTCATATCGTTACCGGGAGGGCGAGCCCTCCCGCCTCCCTTAGCCCACGTATTCCGGTTTCATGTCGTCCAGGGTGATGCGGAACTGGTCATACAGCTCATCACCAAGATGGCGTTTGGCGGCGGTGAGGGTGCCTTCTGCTTTCGCAAACAGCTCGGAAGCTTCCGGTTCGCCAGGGTTAGGCAGTGAATTAATCGCGGCCTCAATCTTGTTTCGTGCATCAACGAGGTAATAGCGCTTAACTGCCTTGTTTTTCAGTTCGGTATACAGAGCAGTACCCAGCAGCGCTTTCTGTGATTCGATATCTACGCGGATGGCTTTAGCCTGATCAACAGAACTTGCTGAATCAATCCGCTCGCGCAGTTCGTCCGCAACAGAGTCAACCTTGACTGCAGAGCTTTGCGCGCTGGAGGAAACGCCCACGGAGCTTGTAATCTCATCCAGCGTGACTTTTTCTGTCTGCGCCGGGTTGATAACTCTTTCTTCGCGTTCGTCAATTTCATCGGCGGTATATACCCCAAGGATCACATCCGGGCAGTAAAGTCGCGCCCATCGTTTAACCGCGAGATAGGCCAGTTGCTGGCGGGGGTCGCTCGCCCACAGTGTAGAGTTGCGGACTTGTGCCTGCGAAAGCATAAGCACAAGCTCGCGAGGTTCTGATTCTCCTTTGAGCGTTGCCCAGGCGCGGACGCCCACGCCAGCTTCATCATGCAAATCCCAGCCCGGCGCGATGTAGTCGTTACCTTTGCCGCTGGTTTTTTTAATGAAGCGGCCAACGATATTTTCCCATGCACCAAACCATTCAAAATGGATCCGGTCTTTGGTTGGAGCCATGGTGTTAATTACCGCATTCACCAGTTGTGCCTCATAGCCAAGCACACCTGAATTACCAACGATGAAAGTCTTTTGTGCTACAGCGAAAGGATCCATACCCCAGCGTGCTGCCTGCATCACTACAGCCATGCACGCATCTGGTTTCCCACGATAATGCTCAGGCACGAAGTTTCCACTATTGGCCATTACTTCCGAGAGCGTGCGCAGGCGGTTGAACAATTCACCGTTCGTCAGGATAGAAACGTTGTCGATCTTCTGGGTCTGGTTTTCAGTAGTTGCGACTAAATTGGACATTGTTGTTCCCCCTTATGCCTGTACGCGCAGCACTTCGAGACGGCGCACATCAAAATCGTTAAGTTCTTCGGTGTAGTCTTCGGTAATCGGCGCCGGCCATTCGCCAGTGTCGAAACCGTTCGCGATGGCACGCATTGCTTTGCGATATTCCAGCATGCCCAGTTCCAGCAGTTCTTCGGATGCCTCGATAATGGCAATCCAGTGGTAGTTCTCGTCTTTGTTGACGAATATCCAGAAGAACTGTTCAAGGGCTGCGGTTTCGCAGTACATAGCCGCGCTCAGGTGGTAATCGCGCTCGATGATTTCCCGGTGCAGTTTCGCGCGTAGTCCTTCCTGCTTGATGTTCCACATGCTGATGGTTTTCAGGTCCGCACCGATGCGCAGGCCGCCCATGTCTATCTCAAGGTCAGGGCGCACGCGAACTTCCAGCCCGGTTTCCTCATCAATGCCGAAATAGCTCACCTCGACGGCACGGCTCGGGTGCGTCAACAACTTGCCAGCGGTCGGGTGATTCAACAGTGCTTTCTGAATGGCCAGTGCCGTAGCCAGCTGCTGGCGGGTAACCAGCACTTTTCCTTCCGGGTTCTCGCGCCATGCATCCAGCAGCTCGTCGGCAAACACGGCATCCGGTTTTACCGATTTCACTGCCTGAATCAGATCCGCCTTAGTACCTGATACTTTCAGCGGCTGCGCCTTCTGTGCTTCCTGAGCAACCATGTCAGGATTAATAAGCGCCAGCTGTTCCAGTAAGGCATCGCGGCTGCCGCTGGTTTTCACCTGGGCGGGCAGGGTAGCGTTGTATTCTTTGATGCAGGCCTTCATTTTGGCTGCGGTAACTTTCTGGCCTTCTTCGACGCGCTGGAATTCAGCAGGTAAGGCCATGTAGTTTTCACCTGTTTGGGTAACGTCATCACCCATCGGAACCGGCTGCGGCTGTATGGCGTTGTGCGCTTCAAGCAGCGCCTTGATATCGTCAGCACTCAACAGCGGCGGAAGCCCTGCGTTGTATTCGTCGATAAACGCGCGGATCGTCGCAGTCGTGGTGAAGGCATCTTCCGGGATTTCCGGCTCGATGCTGAATTCTTTTTCCAGCTGCTCAGGCTGCAGCGCCAGTGCATGCACCAGGTTGCCCATATCCAGAACAGGGGAGCGTACCTTCTGGATGGTTTTGGATACGTGGCGCGCCTCGAAATACATCAGCGATACCCGGGCATCTTTAACCATCGTGGAGCTGATTCCGTTAGCGGCGTGGTAGACCTCATTTGGCACGCCTTCATATCGACCAGGCTCGAAATACTCCGGCCATGCTGGCGCTGCTTGTTCAGCCTCTTCCTCTTCATCGCTGTGAGCACTCCCGGAAACCTGGCTATTCAGCACTGCGGCTGTGAGATCCGGGCAGCGTTCAGCCAGTATTTCGCTCATGTTCACGGCAGTTGTTTGCGCAGGAGGCTCATCAGCGCCTTTGCCTGCTGATACCGCATTATCATTTTCGTCTTCGACCGGCTGAGCCGTTTCCATCTGCACATTGCTGGTGGTTTCCCCGGAATTAGCTGGATGTAATTTTTCTTCTGCAGCGCGCTGGCGCGCCTGGTCCACGATAGAAAGTGCTGGTGCTGGTGATGTCTGGCTATCCATCAGACCATCAATCGAAAAAACACCATTGCCCATGTTTGAAACTTCAGGCTGTTTGGGCTTGGTCAGGTCTTCAGTTATCCACTTTGGATCCGTAGGGTCACTGATACCTTCGACATATTCGCCGCGTTCGGCGGCCAGAACCTGATTAGCGTCAGGGCGTTTCTTTTGAGCTTCCTTCACCAGTTCCGTGCCAATTACCTGAAAGTCAGTTGGGAGAGTTTCCAGGTCAGGCACACCTTCATCTCCATCGATAGCCTTTTTCACAGCGTCCAGAGTGACGGCGGCAGATGAAATATGCCCTGCCTTGGCAAGCGTTTCAGGGGAAGGGGCGTCATGCTTATGCTCAGTCAGATTTGCGTTGATGTAGCCACGCAACCGATCTGGAAAAGGAGTTATTCCGCTGGATGCTTCCCTGATCAGTGCAAAAATCGCCGCACGCGAATAATCTAGGATGCCAGGGGTTTTGCGCAGGGCAGCCGACCATTCCTTGAACGGACTTTCTTTCTTCTGGACGATCTCTTTGGCCCGGCGGTGAATTGATGCCGGGAAATTGTAGATATCGAAATCCATTGGCATTGTGGCCAGGGCTATTTCTACATCGAGCGTATCAAGGGTATGGGTGTAGTCAGGATTGCGATCGGTTTTATTACCGCCGCCAGCATTCGTACCTGCATCTGTTTTCATAACCGAAGAAATGCAGTTACCGGCAGCCCATTCCCTGGTGAGAATGCCGCGGTCGATCGCGTTAGTAGCGAACCACAGCTCTGCAAACTGGATACGCTTGCCGAGCTCATGCCGTTTCCCTTCGGGGAAGACTTTTTTATTGGCACTTGTGAATTTCCAGAGTGCCGGCATATCGTATTTTTTGATTTCAGGGATATTCTCGGCGGCCAGAATCAGATCCTGGACGGCAGCATTATCAGTGTCCATTTCAAGAACTGACAGCTCCTGCCGGTGAGGCATGCTGATATGATAAACGTGACGTTCTTCGGCCATATACTGCGCCAGCAGCTGAGCGCGAAAGGGGAGTTCTGCCACGTTAAAAAGCGCGCTCGAATCGTCCTGGTATTCATCGCTACCGAAAGTTTCCACGGTCTCACCTTGTGCCGCGTCGCCAGTAGTATTGGCATCAACCAGCACGCCACTAACGGGCTCAGCGGATACTCCGGCATCATCGATGTGATGATCCGCAGGCGCCTGACCTGGCTTCAGAGCCCAGGTGCGGCCATCATCGCCGAGCTGGTAGCGTTCGCACCATGAGTAATTGAGAACGCCTTCCGCCGGCAGGTCGTTGAATACCGGGAAATCGGTGCGAATGGGTTTTTGATAGTCTTTGCCGCGGCCTGTTTCGATCCCAGCGTCTTCCAGATCGACGTCAAGCTGCAGAAGGGCGCGAGCTTCTGATTTATTAGTGCGCCAGATTACGGCATCAGATTTACCCGATTTTTGAGTCGCTTTTATCAGATAAAAATATTCCATGTGATAGCCTCTATTTTGGATGTAGAATCCCCCGGGCCATTGGTAGCGCCCATTCAGGGTGGTCATTGGTTATTGGTAATTTCCGGTGGAACTTTGGTCGGTGTCACCGGACGTACAGCCCGCTTCGGCGGGTTTACGTTAGCCCTCGTGCGCCATCTGGTCGTGAGAGGCGCAACGTTCTGAGCAATACTCTTTTTCTTTCCGTGCGAGCTGGTTCCCCTGGAGGTACAACAGGGTGCTTACCACTGGTTTTCCCGCGATTGCTTTACGGCAGTAACCGCATTTCTTCTGCATTCTTCCCCCTACATTTGCACCGTGAACCCGGCCGGATGCTCGTCCAGTACACCTTTCAGCGGATAACATTCAGCTTTCACGTGTTGCTCTTCTGCAGCTGCCTTGCAGTCATTCTCAGTGTCGTAAACGCCGAGCAGGACATCCTGATTACCGCCCGTCAGCATGCTGACGGTGAGAACCAGGGCAAACATCGTGCTCATGAAGTGGCTCCTTTTTGCGCGAACATGTAGCACACCCGGCGGATGAAAGCTGACAGCGGACTTAAACGAACAGCCTGCTGACGAGCGGGTTTGCGTGCGAAATCAATCATGTAAATAACTCCCTCAGTGCGCAGAAAAGCGCGATCCAGATGAAGAGCCCAATAACTGCTGAAATGACCATGGCTCTGATGCCTTGCTTACTCATTTCAACTCCTCATGTATGCCTGTCTTTTAACCACGTCAGGCTCGGTGGTATCTTGGTGTTTCCACACAGCCAAGAAGGAAAGCCTGATGACTCAATTCATCGCCCGCGTCGAAATGTATGGTGCGAACTCAGAGGACTATGAAAATCTGCATGAGCGCCTACAGTCAGTCGGCTACACCAGAACAATCACTTCCGATGATGGTCGTCGTCTGAAGCTTCCTGACGCGACGTATTTCTTAAATTCCAGTTCAATTGATCAGCCTGAAACCGTTGCAACACAGGTCCGGCAAATAGCTCAACTCATAAGGAATAGCGCTGTTTTTGTTTGCCGTTTTGACTCATGGTACGGGTATCTTCACGACGCTTGATTGTTACCGCCACCACAAGGTTTAGCCTCTTCATATCGTAAGGGGCTGTTTTCAAAGAATTCCATGTCAGTGAAGGCCTGAGCGATTTTCTCGGCACTTGCGTTGTTTTTTAAAAGCAGTTCGCTAAGCACTCTGCGAGCTGCTTGCTTTGAGTCTTCTGATAGCTGGTCAAATCTCATACTCATTCCCTCTGCTTGCCGTTATCGCCCGGCTGGCGGAACGTTTAAACCTACTGCGCGTTGATCTCTCCACCTCATCCGGTGATTCGTATGCCGCCGGCAGCTACTTCGTGGGCTCCATGCCTGGGTGGTTTGTTGTGCGTCTTGGTGTAATTAGTAAAACACCGCTTTACTAATAGGTCAAGCGTTAAGGGATAAAAAGGTACAGTAATGCTTTACCTGTTCGCTGAGGAGATTTTGAAAAGGTGATAAGAGATAAAAAAAATCCCGATGTTATAGTCGGGGTTTAGTTCTAGTTTGGGCTCGGGGGGAGGGGGTGGGGATGGGCGCTTGGTAGAACAACATGGGGGAAGTGGGGAACGTCATGGGAAAGAGGGCATAAAAAAACCCGGCACGGTGGCCGGGTTGGATTCATAAACTAAATTACTGAAGCATTGACGCAGCGTTTAACATCTTTTCATAATAAAAATTCATATCTTCTTTACTGTACGCATTTATAAGGTTATCTGCATGTTTTTCAAGAAGATTTATTTGCTGTTTTGCGGTTTTTTCTTGTGCTGTAGTTTCAGCTGCATAAATAACAAATGAGTCGATATTATGTTTGTAAATTTCACATGCTTTTGAGATTGTTAAAGCACTCACAGCAGCTTCGCCCATTTGTTTTTTAATATTTTCTGAACGGAAATCTAAAGTTTCAGTGAGATGGTATTTGCCATTCTTTAGCAAGAAATCGGCAACTAAGCCTTCCTCATCGCTTATAGGATAGTTAGCAACAATCTTGTGCTGATAAAGGTCTTCAGAGTATTTGCTAAAGATTCCGTGCTGCATGAAGGTTGACTTTATTTCAAAGAATACTTTTCTTTTCAGTTGCTTGTGAGATTGCTTTTGTGGATTTACTAACCTGTTCATCAAATCAGTAATTTTTGTTTCGTAATTATCATTACTTTGAATGGTAAACATACCAAAAGAAGATAATGATAACGATCCCTTAAAAAGGCATGGAAGAAGTTCAACGTCGTTTATTTTGTGTGACAAATCAAAAAGTGAGTTTGAAAGATCTTCCAAGTAATTTTGTGACAGACCTTTATCAATTGCTTTAAGCTTTGAAACTGAATTAAGCATGCGTACGTCTATGTCGGAGTCATGGTAAACGATCAAGCCAACGTTAATCGTTTCACCTTTCTCAAGATTCGGCGTAACTCTGATTAAGCTGTATTTGAAAGTTTTCAAGAGTTTATCTCCAGTCTTATAGCGTTTATTCGCTCAATTCTTTCCTCACTATCCCACCATTTCAAAAAATATTCTTTATGCATTGGTGGCATCCATGCGACAGGCATAGATTCCAGTATATCAGAGATGCTAGCAACTCCAATTTTCTCAATCTTGTCAAGTACTGACAATGCGCACATTCTTAATTCTGGTGTATCGCCGACAAATTGCTTAGCTATAGACCAGTTTGTTGATGTGCTTGAATCTGTAGGGAGTGTGTGCGGGGTGCTACGTGGCCAACCGATAACAAAAGAGCTCAAGCTAAAATCGAACGTTTTTACTATGATGTGACCGCGCGTATTTTCCATGTAAAGATAATTATTGAGATGGCGATCAATGTTGTACACGAATTGGTCAAAAGCATAAATTGCCCATAGCTGTTTTTTCAATGACTCAGAGGCGTTCGCCAGCAAATTGATCCATTGCGGGCCGTTAAGTCCTGACTTCCAGGCAGAAAACTCAATACGAGAGCCAAATACATACTCGCCATCAGCGATACACTTAAGAATCTTACAAACAGGTGTTGCAATCCCACATCTTTCAGCCAAATTTGTGCAAAACCACTCAGCAGCAGGTACTTGAGTGGGGTTTTGTACAGGGAAAGGAGGTGCGGCTTTCATGCTTTTAACCGCATACTCCATCTCATCAGTGGCAATAGCAAAGCCAGAAAGATGCACTGTACCCAAGTTTGACGGAGTATATTCATTAAATTCTAATTCAAATAAACTCCCTTGTTCCGGATCTGGTTCGCTATTGTTTGGATCTTGTTCTTCTGCCATTTGCTTTTTACTCCACCAAGAAGACATATAAACCTCATGAAATTAAAGTAACTTTATAATATTATTGGCTTTTTCTATTCCAGTCTCTCATGGCGAGCATAGCCAAGTTATCTCCCCATACTTCATGTGTGTAAGCAGGGGAGAGCTAGTTTATTAGGTTTCGAAATGTGTGGTCGAGCAGAGCCTAACCAGGGCAGTTACTCCGTATCACCCTTAATCCGCCGCCCCATGTACTTCGCGTACAGCTCATCGAGTTCCTTCAGCCGCAACGACACAATCCGTAATATGTTCTGTTGCTCTTCTTCAGGCAGCTGGCGATAGAGCTCCAGTAGGCGCTGTTCATCCGGCTTAAGTCCGTCTTTCTCACCAACATCTTCACCGAGTAGCCATGGCACCGAGACTCCAGCCGCGTCAGCAACTGCTAATGCTGATTCTTTGCTGATTTTACCGGTTCGAAACCAGCCGGTTACCGCTTGCTTACTGACATTAGCAACCTTGGCCATCTCAGTTTTTGAGAAGCCTTTACCATTCAGTTCAGTCAGCCTGGAAATGAGGCTCTGGTTAGGATCTTTTTTATTCATGCATCGATTGTAAACAATAGCTTTACCAGTTGGTAGGCAGGCATTCGTTGACTTAAAAGTAAATTGATGCTTTACTCTGCTCACTTAAGGAGGTCCTATGACTGGTATTGAAAATGCAATACTCCGATCTGGCTCGGCAAGTGCGCTTGGTGAGTTGATCGGCGTTTCAAAAATGGCCGTTTCGCTGTGGCGCCGCAAAGGCATCCCTGCCGAACGAGTTCTGTCAGTGTTTGAGGCGACAGGTGTAACTCCCCACGAACTACGGCCAGATCTATACCCAAACCCAACTGACGGCCTGCCGAAACAGGAAGGCTGAAAATGCAAACACTTCCCTTTCAACAAAATACCGGATTCAACACCGGCGCTCTGATAAAGCGTAATCAACAGACAGAGGCGGATCACGACGCAATTCGCTCTGCCGTTCGCGCCTGGGCTGCAGCTGAGGGACAGGATGTTGTGTCGGCCCACATCATCGATGAGTGGCGACAGCAGGGCGGCGAGGAGATCGCGTTTCCTGACGACATCAGCCGTGCCCGTCAGAAGCTTTTTCGCTACCTGGACAACCCTGCCGAGTCTGAGCGCTATCGCAAGTACGTTCGCCTTCTTACCCCGGCAATCATGGCCGTTCTTCCGCTGGAGTTCCGCCATCGCCTGATGCCTCAGGACGACATTTTGTCGCGCCTGTCTTCGGCCATGAAGGAATGCGCTGAAGCCAAGCAGGCGGTGATGCTGAACGCGCCGGAGCACCAGAAACTGAAAGAGGTAAGCGAGGGAATAGCTTCGCTATTCAGGCTGATGCCTGAGCAGACAGGAACGCTGATGACACTCGTTAGCTCGATGCTGTGCACGCTGTAGGAGGTGGTATGGGGTGGGGTGATTACGTTCGTAACCAGGTTGAAAAAATACTTCTGAGCGAGGGGTTTTCTGTTCCGGTGGCTCAGGGGGGGGCAAGGCATGCGGAGGACTTATACAACCGAATGTCACAGGCAACTAAAAAAGGGGCGATTTTCGATGATGCTCTCAGGCATGGCCGCTTATGGGCGGAGAAGCAGACCAGCGCGACTGAACGCCGTGCAGCTAAACGTGCGGTGCGAAAAGGTAGCAAACAGGCTGGGTTGTTCTGAAAGGCGAAAGCCGCGGTGCAGCAACACCAACGGCTTTCAGGTGCAAAAACGAAGAGGTAATTGCGAGGTAAGTATGTCAGGAACCAGTGCTGAGGTAAACATCCAGCCAACTCAGAAGTGTTCTTTCTGCGGGGTGACCAACATCGAGGTTTCGGGCGTTCTAATCGCCGGACCCGGCGTCTCTATCTGTCAGAAATACGTCTTTCTGTGCGTAGAAATTGTTTTTAAATACGCCGAAAAGACCGATAAGCCAACGTCATAAGTTCAGGGGTATCTATGCGTGACTATGCAACAGTCGCACCGCAATTCTGGCTAGGAAAAACAGGTCGTGAACTGCGGAAAAAAGGCGCTGAAGCGCAGGTGGTCTCGTTCTATCTGATGACCTCGCCACACGCAAACATGCTCGGTTTGTATTACCTGCCAATTCTCTATATCGCCCATGAAACAGGACTGGGCTTGGAAGGGGCTTCGAAGGGGCTTAAAAGCGCCATCGAAGCGGGGTTTTGTAGCTATGACGAGGACACTGAGATGGTCTGGGTGCATGAAATGGCCGCCTACCAGGTAGGCAAGGCATTAAAGCCAGGTGATAACCGTTGTGCGGGGGTCAGGAGTGAGTATGCGTCTCTTACCGAAAACCCTTTCCTTTCATTATTTTACGAGCGTTATAAGGATGATTTTCATCTGAGTGTCAAACGCGAATCGTGCTCAACGCCAGAAGGGGCTTCGAAGGGGCTACGAAGCCAAGATCAGGAACAGGATCAGGAACAAGAACAAGAACAAGAACAAGATAAAGATCTTTCGGGGCATGGCTCCGCCACACCCCCAGATGGTGAATCCTCCGATGATGCTCCATCTGAAAAGCCGAAAAGCAGTTACCCGGAGGAATTTGAACTTGCCTGGAAGGAATACCCAAAACGCGCGGGAGGCAATAGCAAGGCCGATGCGTTCAAAGCCTGGACTGCCCGAATTAAATCAGGCGCAACAGCGAAGGAGCTTACCGATGGCGTTCGACGATATGCGGATTACGTCACTGCTGCCGGAAAACTCAACACTGAGTACGTGAAACAAGCGTCCACGTTTTTCGGTCCCTCAAAGCACTACGAGGAGTTGTGGAGCTTCGAAGCACCAACCGGTAAACGGGATCCGAACTCAATATCCCAGCCAGATAAATTAATCCCGAGTGGGTTCAGGGGGTAGCGATGAAAAATATGATTGGTACTGGTAGTGCGCTGGAGCGGTTGAAAAAACTTATTCCTCCGGGTGTAGAGCCTAAGTTTGGCAGCGTTGATGAATGGCGTGCCTGGCAGGCCGAGGAAGGGCGCAAACGTTGCGAAGAACTGGAAAAACAAAACCAGCGTATCCGCGCTGAGAAAATCTTCGGACGTGCGGGAATTCAGGATCTGCATCGGAGCTGCACGTTCGCAAATTACCAGGTGGCAGGAGATGGTCAGCGCCGGGCGCTCACGATGGCAAAAAGTTACGCACAGAACTTCGGTTCAGGGTTCGCCAGTTTCGTATTCAGCGGAGCGCCGGGAACCGGGAAAAACCATCTGGCGGCCGCAATCGGAAATCACCTGCTGGCTGGTGGTCGCTCTGTGCTGGTGGTGACTATTCCTGACCTGATGCTTCGTGTTCGCGAGTGCTATGACGACGGGCAGTCGGAAGCTTCGCTACTGGATGACCTTTGTCGGGTAGATTTGCTTATCCTGGACGAAGTAGGGATTCAGCGTGGAAGCAGCGGCGAAAAGGTCATTCTGAACCAGGTTATCGATCGTCGTCTGTCGTCTATGCGCCCGGTCGGCATCCTGACCAACCTGAATTATGAATCGCTGACAGAAACACTCGGGGCAAGGATCCTTGACCGACTCCAGATGGATGGCGGCATGTGGGTGAATTTTGACTGGGAAAGCTATCGCAAAAACGTGCGCCATTTGCGTGTCGTTAAGTGAGGTATGTATGGCTAGAGCATTGTCAGCAGTTGAGCGCAGAGAGTACGTCCGCGCAGTGATTCGGATCACCAGGCATCAGGGGCGACTCACGACCGCCGAGGCAATGAAAAAACTGGGGCTGAGCCGCGCTACTGTCCAACGGTATTTTTCCGAAGCAGAAGCGACCGGCGAGGTTATCAGGCATGGTCGTTTGGGATTGTTCCGCGATCAGCGGGCCGTCATCGACTTTGACATGAAGCGTTTTGGCCTGGTGCCGAAAGTTGCTGTTGGGATGAATTACAGCCTGCTTGGCAGTCCTGTTTTTCAGCGAGTTTTAGATGTTCAGGAGGCTATTCATGGGTAACGAAATCGAACAAATTGCGCAGCAAAACGAGATGAGCATTGAGTTTGTTACCTGGTTCTTTAACGAGAAGAGAGTGGGGTGCGGGAATGTCTGGTTCATGATGATGGCTGCAATGTGGGAGGGCTGGAAAGGTCGTAGCATCGAAATGGATAAGCTGGCTGCGGAGAATGTGGCGTTAGCTCTGGAAAATGTAGCGATGAAACAGATCGTTGACTCCGTAACCAACCTGGATAACGAACCTCAGTACCACGCCGAAGGCATGGGGTGCGGACTGGAAGACCGTGGCATTACTGACCGGTACGATGCCTGCCGATATGGCTGGGATGAAGCTATGGAGCGCGTATACGGCGAAGTTATCCCATGCTCCGATGAGCTGGACTTTTCCGCCACCGACGTTTACCTAGCCGGGATTAAGGCTGATGCGATTACCGCTTCTTTGGATGCCTGCTCTGACTATCTTGAAACTGACTGTGTTATGGACAGGCTTGATATCAGCTACGAAGAAGCCGAGAAGCGAACCTCAGGGGCAATCGAGTTTCATGATGCGATGGTCAATTTTGCATACCAGATGCGCGAGGGGGCCAAATGAGCAACTCACTGCAAATTCTCTGCATTAAGGATACCGAAGGATACTGGACTGAAGGTGAAATGTATCCGGCCCGTGTGGTTACTGGTGGATTTGTTCAAGTTGGCGACGATGACGATCCTAATGGCGAAGCCTGGAGCGCTGCACCAATGGAATATCGGGAAGATGACTCGATCGTTTATCAGGTCGGCGGTATTGAGGGTGATGTGTTATTCGAGGAGGCCAGCCATGACTGATATCACCGAACTGACTAGCGTACAAAAAAACGCAAATATTCACCGTTTATCTAGGCTCATTGCCTACGCACCTAACGATGAATTGCGGCAAATGGCTGTTGAAGTTGAGCATTACACGGATCAGCTCATAGAGGCGCTGGAGAAGGCGCAGCTGAGTATCGCCGAACTGGAGCGCGAACAGGAGCATCTTCGCCCGGTAGGTGTGATGAGCGAGAAAGCATTTCACCGTCTTGAAAACAGCGAATGTCGCTTTATTGCGTTGTGGCCACGCCCTGGTATCTTTTTGCCGCGCAAGCGCCCCGAGGATGGAGTAATCGTCTATGCACGCACGACGGTTGCCGCTGCCGCCAGGGAGGCTGATTAGATGGATAAGACTAATCCAACGTCATGCCCACACTGTGGAGGTGATAACGGATTCCACACGAAAGAAATTGTGGATTTCAAACAGTTTTATTCTTGGGATGGTTCATTTCTTGAGGGCCAGCATACCAATGGCATTCGCGGCGGGAAAGCATTCTACTGCTGCGACTGTGGTCGGAATATTACTACGCACATCATTAAGCCGGAGGAGAAGTAGTGGATACGTCACTGGAATATGCCTGCAAACGCATTCAGGAATTGGAAAGCCTTCTGCTGGTGGATGTGCCTGAAACCGTATGGCCCGCCGAAGTTAGCATGGTTTTTTCTCAAATGGAAAACGCCGGGGAACTCCCGGCACACCACCAGCGCCGCCTGCAGCACCACATCAACCGGATGTGGCTGGAAAAAATGCCGATACAGTCAATAATTGCCGCGGCTGGGTCGCTGGCCTGCGCCATGGAGAAATACGCGTGAAAGATAGCGAAATCATCGTTGATAACTTTGCTGGTGGTGGGGTAAGTAAGGCGATAAATGAGAATGACCCAGCTGAATCGCTGGGTCTTGAAGATATGTTCAGAGAGCTAAGAGTTCACGCTTCAGGTTGCTGTCCATCAGGTTGTTGAACTGGTACGGCTCCAATTGGCGCTTGATCTCGTCTAGGTTTTGCTCTGCTTTTCTTGCCAGATCTTGGCTTTCCTGGATCTGGCTTTCCAACATTCTGTTGAGTCTTTCCATCTCCGGCTTCAGATTCTTTGGCATCGGTATCTTCCTCATTGTTATCCGTATCATGGGTGAAATCCACAACTGTCGGTTTCCCGTATGTTGCTATCTCACCATCATGGATTTTATCGCAAAATAATGCATAGAGCATTTCGGTCAAACCGCTAGGACTCTCTACACATTTGAATAGTTCCTTTGCTTCCTTACGATCGATCACAAAACCATGTGAAGGATAAGAAGCAATCAATTTTCCCAAAGCACCATCTTTGAGAATATTGGACTTAGCTGTAAGTCGCTGACCATAGGTGAAAGCTATGCTCATGGCTCTTTGGTGCTCTCCCAATTTAATGGGGTCAATCTGGGCAGCCATAGGCGATACAAGTGCTTCAGTAAGTCTAGTCGCGATATCAGCAGACATCTTGGTACTTATCTGATTTTCGTATCTTATTTTCACTAGATGAGAGTTAAACGCAGAAATTGAGCGATCTTTTAACGCATCTAGAGCGGTCATGATGGCTAAACCTGAGCTCATTTCACCGATTTCATCATTTTTTTTCAGTTGTATGTCTAACGGACCTAACTCACCCATATCCCCAATGACGAGTTTGTTGGCTGCGATGGCAATCAATGTACCAGCACTTTTACATGGCCCAACTACTAACAACGTAACCTCGTCGTAGTTGTGCTGTAATGCCCTCCCAATGCGATAACCCGCATTGGGATCCCCACCATAGGTAGCTAAACACAAGATAACATCTTTTCTCAAACCATGTTTAGCTTTTCGTTTCTTTATCTCATTGGTGAGGTCTTGGTAACCATCCCGATGAATATCACCTGTGTATATATAAACGTCATGATTTTCCATTGTTTTTTCCTTATCTTGCTCTCAGTGGGGACCGAGAAATCCGCTTTGAACGGGACGTCGATAGACAAGATATCGGAAAATTCCCTAAAAGAATCGCGATTTTTCAAAACGAAGCACTTATCTTGAACTTGGATCACTACCCCCGAATATCAATCGCACCTGTTCGCAAGCAGCCTGCGGTTGAGGCCCCAATAGTATCCATAATTGTTGAAATATTTTTCTTATAAACTATCTTTTTTTTAACCAAATTGGTTGATTTATTTTATTGAGGTGGTATCTTAAGAATCATTGAAGCGAAGCAACCTACAGGTTATGAACCTGTCATCAACCCAGACTGAGGAATTTACTATGGCACTCACTGAATTCGGTAAGGCCGTCAGAAAAGCGAGGATAGATACTGGCAGCACACTTTTAACCATGTCCCAGGAATTGGAAACCACCCCTGCATTTTTGAGTGGTTTAGAGACCGGTAGTAAGAAAATCCCACAGAAGTGGGTCAAAAAAATAGACACCTATTTCAATTCCAAAGGAGTTCACCTCGAACATTTGGAAGAACTTGCGGCGGTCGCAAATGAAACTGTTCCAATTGATGGACTTTCCCAACAGCAGCAGATGCTGGTGGCTGGTTTCGCAAAATCGCAATTTACGCCAGAGCAACTCAAAAGCTTTGCTGAACTGTTACAAAAGATCAACAACAATGAGGTTTGACTATGTATCATATGAGAGGCAACAGAGTATCCCCGATGCAAGAAGAAGAAATAGCTTATAAAGCTATCAACTTTTGTAACGCATTCGGCATCGCCGCCACCAAACGCAAACGTAAACGATACGATCTTCTCTTTGAAAAGCTCTCTACTTACGGGATAACCTTAAGTGTTATGGATGATAAACAGTGGGAATCTCTAACATATGATCTCACAATCGGTCATTGTGACCCCGCATCTCTTACAATAACAATACCAAATAAAATTTATGAAAATGCTTGCTTAGGAGAAGAACACGCTCTCGCAGTTATCTTTCATGAGTTAGGGCATTTGCTTCTCGGGCATAAACCAGTGTTGCATTTCTCGACCAAAGAACCAACTCGTGTGGAGGATGCAGAATGGCAAGCGGATACGTTTGCTGAGATCATTCTGGAAACAATAGGGGTTCGAACAAGCCAAATGTCTTTGGATTTCTATATGTGAAAAGCCCTGCTAGGACAGGGCTTAGAGGGGCGGGAAGCCTAGGAACTTCCCGGTGTGTATGGAGGCAACCCACCGCTACACTTAAACTTGACAATTTCAGTTTAGCGGATCTCCCAACAATTCGCAATCTGTATGGGTTTACAGGTATGCAGGGACTTGCTGATTATGGCAATGGGAACCTGTAGTAAATGCGGGAAGACGTGCGAAATTATTTTTCGCTACTCTGTTTGTATCAATGGGGTAATGCGTCATGCGAGAAAGGGTCATCCTTTCCCGATTCCTGTGTGCAATTGCTCTGAGCAGAGTGTTGCTTAAGTTGTAATGAGAGACCCGCATTATGCGGGTTTTTTCTTTCTGGTGGCACACTGCGACAACGCAGCGCCTCAGCTTTTTGCTGAGGCGCTGGTTGAGGGTAAACCTGCCGGAGGTGTGCCGGAAAAAAGGCATTGCAGCATGATAAAGCCCGCTTCGGCGGGTTTTATCTTTTATGGCGAAAAATTAATCCAACAGGAGAATGGGGGGGCGAAAAGTGAACTTAAGCCCACAAAAGGACAAATCGGAAAAATTATTTGTAATACAATTATACACTCATTAGTTATGAGGTTTTTGTATGAAGATTTACCAAGCTCAACCACATGATGTGGATACTATCCTTCCCCTGTATCTCGGGTACCGTCGTTTCTACGAGGTCGAAGAAAATGCCTCGCAGGCCAGAGATTTTATTCTCAAGCGCCTTCAGCTTAATGAGTCCGTGATTTTTTACGCCGAGGTTGATGGGAAAGCGGTAGGCTTTACGCAGCTCTATCCTTTATTTTGCTCTCTTGAGATGAAACGTATTTGGTTGCTTTATGACCTTTTCGTTGATGAGTCAGCTCGGAAGCATGGTGTTGCACACAAACTAATCTCCCGTGCTGAGCAACTGGCGAAGGAGAGCGATTCGGCATTTATTATGCTCAGTACCGCTACAGATAACATCCGTGCACAGGCGTTGTATGAGCGTAATGGATTTGTGCGAGATACTGAGTTCTTCGTGTATAACAAGTTTCTGAAATAAATGTTAGATGTAGCCATAATAAAGTGGTTAGTTAATGCTTGGCGGGTTATCTTACTACTTGAGTATGGCGTCAATGCCACTTACCCAGTGGTAGTCGTCTCATCTAAACTGCCAGACTACACAACTGGAGAGCCTTCTACTTTCTATTTTGCCAACGTTGACAGAGAGAAATGGTAAGGCAGCATGAGAAAACCCGCTTCGGCGGGTTTTTTATTTCTATGTTGTTAAGCATTCCTCATCAATAGACCACCAAGTAGGTCTGCCTCGGCATGAGATACGCCAAAGATAAGCAGGTGGCGCGCTGCGGAAACGCCGTGCCGCCACCGTTCGCTGAGGCTCTGGTAAGGGCTAATTTGCCAGAAATGTGCCAGACGCGAGCCGCAGCTTAAACTATAATCCCCCCATACCCTAGGGGGCGGTGCCTAAGCGGAACACACCTACGGTGTTGCATGCAAAATGCGCATTAGTGAATTTTGGACGCAAGGAAAACAGAGTTGGTATCGTTTATGAAAAAATTATTACTTCTGGTTAGTGCTGCTCTTATATCAAACGTGGTGTTTGCTATTGATAATAAAAAAGAAATATCACCTGTGCGTATAAGTTGTCCTGCGCCAGTGATGCCAGTGAAGGCTCAGGCATTGAGAACTGAAGGGAGTGTCGATTATGCGGCGTGGGTTAATGATAAAGGCGAAGTGTACTCAGTAGACATAACGGGCGATGAGGTTTTCTTCAGGGAAGCTGAGGTTGCTATTAAAAAGTGTAAGTTTGCGCCAGGCCATCCAGGGGTGTATCGGGATACAATAAAATTCAGTCTGGTAAAACCTTGAAGAGTGCGTTTAACGTCAAACCTCCACCATGTGGGTAACTCCGCTGCATGATAAAGCGCTAGTGAGAGCTAACTTACCGGAGATGAGCCTGAAAAAAGACATTGCAGCATGATAAAGCCCGCTTCGGCGGGTTTTTTAATAGTGAAAAACATCATGTTAAACAGTCTCATAGCCTATGCAAAAAGAGCCCTTAACCTCTTGACCATTTCACTCTCTCAGTATACTGTTTATTTATACAGTGTGCGCCGGGAGACCGGTAGAGATCAAGGGGTGAAAGTCCCCGACCATTGAAGGACCAGCAATCCACAAGGTCCCCGAGTCATGCGTTGCATACCGCGAGGTATGGGGCGAAGCGTTGACAGGGGTGTTGACAGGCCAGCCATTGAGCCACGAAATGTATATTAAATTACCGGGTGCCGACGTTGTACTGTTAACGGAAGGCAACATCATAGGGTGCGATACTGCGAGTGCCACATGGACCCGGCGGGGTCTGAGACCCTGGCATGTCAATACGATCTCTACGCGGGAACCGGGAGATCTCCCCTCTGACCATCTGCCAGTGTCGGAGATGGCCCGCACCGGGAAGACGAGGAGTCATAGCCGGTGATGTACGGAGAGGAGAAGTCGGACTCGCTCATAGTAGCGGCGAAGCAGGCGAACAACCCGAAAGGAGCGGAGTCAGTGGAGCGAAGGAGCAGGGCCAAGGGGAACGCGGAACAGCCACACATGCGCCGGACACAGAGCCGGGAAAGCATGTCACAGAGGCTGTCACGCGTGCGGGAAGCTGCGAAGCAGCGGAAGAAAGAACGGTTTACAGCATTGTTCCACCTGCTGACAGTCGAAGCACTGGAAGCCGCATTCCTCTCCCTGAGCAGGAAAGCGGCCGCCGGAGTGGATGGCATCAGGTGGATGGACTACGCCGGAAACATGAAGAACAACATAACAGATCTGCACCGGAGGCTACATCAGGGCAGCTACAGGGCGCAGCCCGGCAGGCGTCACTACATCCCAAAAGCGGATGGAAAACAACGCCCGCTCGGCATCGCCTCGCTGGAGGACAAGATCGTCCAGTATGCGCTGGTGAAAATCCTGAACGCAGTCTATGAAAACGACTTTATGGGGTTCTCATACGGGTTCAGACCCGGGCGAAGCCAGCACGATGCACTGGACGCACTGGCCACAGGGCTGGTACGCACTAACGTAAACTGGGTACTGGATGCCGACATCAGTCAGTTCTTTGACAGGGTGAGCCACGAATGGCTGATCAGGTTCACAGAGCATCGGATCGGCGACCGGAGGGTAATCAGGCTCATACGTAAGTGGCTCACAGCCGGGACGTCGGAGGAGGGTCAATGGCGAGCAACGGAGGAAGGCACCCCACAGGGTGCGGTCATCTCACCGCTGCTGGCAAACATATACCTCCACTACGTCTTCGATCTGTGGGCGCATCAGTGGCGACGTCGCTATGCCACAGGCAATGTGGTAATGGTCAGATACGCCGATGACATCGTCATCGGGTTCGACAAACGATACGATGCCCGGCGCTTCCGTATAGCCATGCAGCGCAGACTGAGGGAGTTCGGACTCACGGTTCACCCGGAGAAAACCCGTCTGATGGAGTTCGGCCGCTTCGCTGCCGAAAACCGTGCCATCAGGGGAAAAGGCAAACCAGAAACGTTCAACTTCCTCGGGTTCACGCACATCAGCGGGAAAGATCGCAACGGCAGGTTCATGCTGATACGAAAGACCCGCCGGGATCGGATGACGGCAACTCTGAAAGCCATCAAAGACGGTCTGCGAAGGCGCTGGCATTACTCAATCCCCGAACAGGGAAAATGGCTCAGGAGAGTGGTTCAGGGATACCTGAACTATCACTCGGTACCGGGCAACTTCCCCACCATGCAGAAGTTCAGGACACACGTAACAAACCTCTGGCGCCGGGCGCTCAGGCGCAGGAGCCAGAAGGATGATACGACCTGGACGAAAGCAAACAAACTGGCAGCCGCATGGCTACCAAGGGTTCGGGTTCTTCATCCATGGCCTGTGGAGCGGTTCACCGCCAGACACCCGAGGCAGGAGCCCGGTGCGTAAATCGCGCACGCCGGGATCTGTGCGGGGGGTATCCGGTAACGGGTATCCCTACCGCGACATTTTGTGAGCGAGTTTATTATGCAGTTCTACACGCCCGTTGAGTTACGCCAGATCATGCTGCTCCCGTTGTACAGTGACCTTGTGCAGTGCGGCTTTCCTAGTCCAGCGCAGGATTATGTTGAGCAACGTATCGATCTGAACGAGTTGCTCGTTAACCACCCCAGTGCGACGTATTTTGTCAAAGCCGCGGGCGACAGCATGAAAGACGCCGGCATAGGGGAGGGTGATCTTCTGGTAGTGGATAGCTCAAGGACCGCAGTTCATGGTGATATCGTTATTGCTGCTGTGGATGGGGAATTCACCGTTAAGAAGCTGCAACTGCATCCAAGGGTTCAGCTTAACCCAATGAACCCTGCATATTCGCCAATAGTCGTCGGTAGTGAGGACACTCTCGACGTGTTCGGGGTGGTTACGTACATCATTAAATCAGCTGGCTAAGATGTTTGCGCTTTGTGATGTGAATTCATTTTATGCATCGTGCGAGACCGTATTTCGTCCTGACCTGAAAGGGCGTCCGGTGGTCGTTCTGTCAAACAACGACGGCTGTGTGATCGCCCGCTCGCCAGAGGCGAAGCCCTTCGTCAAAATGGGTGAACCTTATTTCAAGCAAAAGGACATGTTTCGCCGGCACGGTATTATCGCGTTTAGCAGCAACTATGAGCTTTATGCCGATATGTCCAACCGAGTGATGACAACGCTGGAGGAACTCTCTCCACGCTGCGAAATTTACAGTATTGATGAGGCATTTTGCGATCTGACTGGTGTGCGTAACTGTCGCGATCTTACCGACTTTGGCAGGGAAATTCGCGAGACGGTACTGCGCAGGACACACCTTACTGTCGGAGTGGGCATCGCCCAGACTAAAACCCTGGCGAAGCTGGCCAATCATGCTGCGAAACAGTGGCAGCGGCAGACCGGAGGAGTGGTGGATCTGTCTAATCCTGAAAGGCAGAGGAAGTTGATGGCTTTGCTTCCGGTGGATGAGGTCTGGGGAGTCGGGCGCCGCATCAGTAAAAAACTGGAGGCAATGGGCATTAAAACGGTGCTTCAACTGGCTGATACCGATATCCGTTTTATCCGGAAGCATTTTAATGTCGTGCTGGAAAGAACAGTGCGGGAGCTGCGTGGCGAAACATGCCTCGGGCTGGAGGAGTTCGCACCGATAAAGCAGGAAATCGTGTGCAGCCGTTCGTTCGGCGGCCGTATCACTGAATACCATGAGATGAGGCAGGCGATATGCAGCTACGCCTCACGTGCAGCGGAGAAACTCCGTGGCGAACATCAGTATTGCAGATTTATTTCCGCTTTTGTCAAAACCAGCCCCTTTGCGCTTAACGAGCCGTATTACGGGAACAATGCATCAGTAAAGCTGCTTACACCGACCCAGGATAGCCGGGACATCATCACCGCGGCGACAAAATGCCTCGATGCAATCTGGCGAGACGGGCATCGCTACCAGAAAGCAGGCGTGATGCTGGGGGATTTCTACAGTCAGGGAGTGGCCCAGCTAAACCTGTTCGATGATAACGCTCCCCGGAGGGGGAGTGAGAAACTGATGGAAGTTCTCGATCATCTCAATGCAAAAGGCGGAAGGGGAACGCTGTATTTTGCAGGGCAGGGGATACATACTGCCTGGCAGATGAAGAGAGAAATGCTTTCACCAAGATATACGACGAGGCTAAATGATCTACTTGTTGTTAAATGACTTTTCAACAATGCCATAATAGCAGTAATATAGTTGCAAAAGTGAGTGTTGCCGTTAAAGATACAATTAAATCGTTATTGTTGAGGGTAAGTGATGAATGTTAAAGATTGTCTTCGAAAAATTGTTTTTTATATTAATGAGCAATTATCCATAAAATATAGTAAAATGCTATACAAGTCATATTACGACCATACCTTTAAGAGCAGAGGATTTCCAGCTTTATTAGTCATGGTTGCTGATGTGCGATTTTTAATTATATTATTGGTAGTGGTTCCATCTCTATGGATACCATATCAAGAATTGCAATCCAGTTTAGGTTCTCTTTATTTATCTTTATGTGCTGCGTCGATATTTTATTTGGTTTTTAATTTATATCCAGATATCTTGTCAAAATTTCAACCTGCGCAACATTGCTATGATAAAATATTAATGATTGGCGTTAGGAGGAAAAAGATTCTTAAAATTCTTCACGATGAACATTCTCATGACTGGTTTGGCGAGGCTGATAGATACCTATCAAAAGATAGGTATCTTAAAATTTTATCAAGTCTACAACGTATCGTAATTGAGAAAGGCAACGGATTGTCATTTGCTACGGATGAGAAATGTAATTTTTTTGAATATTGCTTGAGTGTTGCAGAAGAGAATATTAAAGACATTAAATTTATAAAATCCATTCCAAATATTAACAAATTAGATTTGTATGATTCATTGATTTTTTTGGAGGGGGAGATGAATAGATATGTAAAGGCTGCTACGGACAAAAAAGAAATATTCATTGATAGTTACATTGTAGCCTATTTAATACATGCTGTTGATAAATTGAACTATTATTCACAGAAAGAGCTTCCTCGTTATGTAGGAAATAGATTTAGATTAAAATTTACTCCCACAGCGGAAGAAGAGGATTTGGCTAAAGAACTAACGACTAGATTTCATGATATGATGAATAATAAAGTGACATAGTTAATTCTGGTCCCTGATTCTTCACGTTGCCAATGGCGTTGGAAACAGGATGCCATGTAACGTGGTCCGCTGGCACTGCTCCGTCAGCGGCAATCTCGGTGGCTTCCTTACTTCCTACATCCTGCCTCATCCATTCACGGGCGGCTTCAGGCGTCAGTACCAGCGGCCGGCGGTCATGAATATCGACCAGCCCTTGATCGGCCGCAGCGGTCACAATCAAAAATCCCTCGGCTTCATCTCCGCGCTCGAAAGGGACGCTACCAATAGTCGCCATGAAGATGGGCTTGCCGTCTTTACGGTGAATGAAGTAAGGCTGTTTCTTGTCGCCTTCCTTTTTCCATTCAAACCAGCCGTCTGCAAAACAAATTGCTCTCCCGTGTTGCCATAGAGGCTTGAACATTCTGCTTGTCGCCGCTGTTTCTACTCGAGCGTTAATGAGCGGTGGCTTATCCCACCACCCTGGTGCGTAACCCCAGTGAACCGGGTCGAGGTGCAACTGGTCGTCACGTTCGCTCAGGAGCAAAACTTTAGTCCCCGGCGCCACGTTATAACGCCCAATCGGCTCAGGGTCGTATGCGATGACGCGCTCGGCTTCATCCGCTAGGTATGCCAGATATTCTTCACGGGTTTGTGATTGAGCAAATCGTCCGCACAT